GTTCCCTCAATATAGGAAAATATTCTGCTGTTTACATGATTTGGATTTATCTTAGAACGATATTTATAGAATTACTTAATTAATTATTTTATTTATATATTTTATATTTTGTTTATTATTATTTTATCTTATGGAGTAACTATATAATTAAATTGCCAGGTAGAAATCATTTTTAATCAAAAGTGTATGCAGCTATATTTTGATAGTCATCTATCTCATCTAAAATATCCCCCCAATTCTGGCTTTCTATCTTTATCTGCTCATCAATCATTCTCCTACATTTTTCTTTGAATTGCTCCAATAACTGGTCCCAATATGAGTCTCTATTGGTTGCATGGAGTCCATCTAAAAAAACTTTAATTTTCTCCCAATTGGGTTTCTCACCAATTGCTTCCTTTAGGAATGCCTTAGGGATTCTAAAATTATGAAACAGAACATCTTTTCCATTATTAAAATATGCCATATGTATGCATTCTCTAACAATAGAAGACCATTCATTAGTGTGTAATTGGTCAATGAGTGAAACAATCAATGATATTATTCCAATATTTTTGGGTGAAAAAAATCCATCTTTATTGAAATTGAACTCGCTTTCCATTTCTTGCAAGCCTCTACGTAAAGCTTCTTGTAAGCACTTCTTATATGTATGCCCTTGTTTGGACTTTTTTGTATATGTAATTGTAAAGATGGGAACAGTATTTATTTGTTCACTCTCTTCATCTTCCATTATCTCATCAGATAAGAATTCAAATTCGTCCTGTTGTTGTTGCTCACCAGTACAAGAGAATATTTTCGACAATGTTATTAAAGGTATTTGGGATAGGCTATTATAATTTTTACTCAACAAAGCAGGTGTTTGAATTAATTTTGTTATATTTATATTCCCTACCACCAATTCTGGACCATCGAAAAATATCATTTTAGAAAAATGACTTCTTCTTATAGTGATAAATTCGTTCATTGTCACTTTCATCCTGCTAACTTCACATTCTGGATTCAAGAATTTTAGTTGATATAAGTTTATTCTCTCCTGAGAATCTACCTGTGCAACAACAACTGGGCAAACTGGTGTTAGTTTTGTTGGTTTATTTTCTAATAAAGAAACATGCATTGAGTTCCTTGATTCTATCAATGCGGAGGATAGAATCAAATAAATATATGAATTACTTGTCTTTTTTTGATAGCATATGTAGTATGTATTAGGCTTCATAACTGGTACTGGCATCATTTTCTCAAATCTCAAATTGTGTTTAGTGTTTAGCAATTTCCTTCCATGAGTTTCTATTGGTGTGTTATCTCCTTTTGTTATCTCTAGTTCTGCTAATTTGAGTTCATCGTCTTCCCCAATTATCCTCAATGCTCTTTGGTATCCTTTTATTGTCAAATCTATTGCCCCAGTATTGAGGTTTCTATTTATTTGCCAATCATTCCAGCTTACTCTCTCATATGATTTTGCGGCATCATATCTATCTAAATCTCCCTGCTCTAAATCACCTGTTCTAAACAGTAGTGGCAAAAAATGTTGCTTTTTATGTGACTTTTTCAATGTATTATAGAGATCTGCAACTTTTATACCTTTGTATGTGAAATCTTTAAATATTTTCTTCAAAAATGGTATTCTAGAATCTTCAGCTATAAATGTATCACAAAAATGTGATAAAAGCTTAAAACATTCGTCTACAACAACTTGCTCACTTGCTGGAGTTCTGGACACTATTGCTTTAGAAGTTCCTGAGACAATTTGCTTCAAATAATGCACAGAATACCAACCCTTATCTTTAATTAAATTCCCATGGATTGTAGCACAGAAATCAAATGCAGTATAAACCTTCATTGGCAATATAAATACTTTCACTTTATGCTCAGTACTTTTGACATAATCATAACAAGTCTGATAAAATTTTGTTAGCTCTTTGATCTCAAACAGTAAGTCTCTCTCCCCCTTTAATTCCTCATTCTCTATAATTTTAACTTGCATTCTCTCTAACATCCTAGTTTCCTTTATAAATTCATGTAGATGAAAAACATCTCTTCGCAACATATTCTCATTTGCATGACCTATAGTAAAATCATTGTGTATATAAGCACGTAAAACTAATGCAGGGGAATATCGTATCAATTTCATATTTCTAAATTCTGGCATGGTTACTGAAGATAGACTAGTTTTTTCCATCAAAGATTGTATTTGAGACAATAATATAGCATTGCATGCTGTTATATTCAATGGATCATTTAAAATACAAAATGTGTATACTAGATTTATATCTTCTAAAGTTAGTGTAATCTTAGAAAGATCTTCTTTAATAGATTTAAATGCCTCAGGTATGGTCTTACGACCAATTATATTATCCCCTTGCTGTATTTTAGGCATATCTAAGATATTTGTAAATCGGTCTTGTATTCCGGAATAATCAATTGTGGGTTTATTTGAGAATAATATCTGTTCTATGAATAATTGAGTAGGGCTCTGTATAGATAAAGATTCTTTGAATTTTTTAGAATTATACCTAAATAATATAGTCTTCATATAATCCTCTGAAGTCTCCCCTTTCGTTACTAACAACTCAGGGCGATCTATAAGGTATTGAAAGAGGTCATCTATTGATTCTTTATTTACTATTGTTGCCTGGAAGTCTTTATAAGATATCAATTTTTCTAATGAGGATGTTGTTGTGAATTTCCGGGGTGTAATCAATGATCTACTCCTCATTTCAGATGTTTCTCCCATTTTATTGTCTTCACTTATCTCAGTGTCTAAGACGATATATCTTAATATCTTAAACCGCATTAATTCCATATCTGTTAGATTATCAATGTCCCACTCCATTATATGGTTACACTGGGTTTGAACAGATTCTTTTACTAATTGAGGCTTAGACATCTTTTTAAGGATCTTTGTTAGAAATGAAATATTACCAGATTCCAGTCCAATTAGAGCTACTGTAGACAAATCACTCTCTAAAGTCCCGCACAATTCTATTGGTAGCTCGTTCCTTTTGCAATTAAATATTGGTGTTGGATCATTCTGTTGGCCTGGAAGCATGTTGTATGTGCTGAACGTGATCCAGAAGTTTAATGCAATTGAAACCCAAGCTAGACTTGGTGGGCACCCATGCTTAATAGCTGTTTGCGTTGCAGAGAGTCTAGAGGCCATATCTTCATATGGACCAATGTACGCACAATCTCCAACTGCTGGCAATAAGAATCTTCCATATATGGAAAATGGCTCTCCATAGATATTAAAGAGTGATACAAACTCTTTGATATGATTAGTTATATATGTCTTCTTCATATTTGCTTGATTGCCGAATGTTCTACAACAATTTTCAAATGTTTGACAGATAAAGTTTATAATAAAATCATTGTGTAGCTTTGATTGTATAAAAATAACTGATGTTTGATTATCATCTGAATGCACTAAACTATTAACATTGCATCTTCCTTCCAGTAAATTTGCAGAATCTTTCACAATGTCTTTAAAGACCATCATAGAGCAGCTGTGTATATAACTTGATGTGTAATTAAGATTACCTTGTAACCAATTTCTTTTTATATTCACACAATTAGTCTGGAAATTATTAGTCATTTCCCTTATTATATCATTTGCCCTTTGAGCTTTTTGGTCTAATAGTGAGCACATCATTTCATCTGGTAATATTAACTCTTTATTCATATAATTGCATAAGAAGTAAATAATTCGTTGTTTCTCATAGGGATACAATATAGGGTCCAAGACTACAAGCCAAAAATATTTAAAGAATACATCCTGAGCGCTCCATTTGGACATGTCAGCATTAATCTCTAACTTAATACCTTTTACTTGATCTAATAAATCATCTAACTGTTCTTTTATTCGATCATTTCCTCTAGTAGCTTCTATAAGATATCTAATTTCTGATTCTGCATTTAATTCCAGCTTCTTCAGTTTACCATCACCAGGTTCAGAAATCATCTCCTCAGGATTTAATTTACATCTTTCTTTTGAAATCCTTTCTAAACCATATAGACATAACTTTGCTTCAAACTCTCCTACAAATATCTCTCTGTCTTTTGCAGTTTTTTGGCCTTTATTAAAGAAACAAAATTTAAAATCCTTGTGATTTCTCATTGTATCCATTATAATTTCTATAGCAGGCTTGTCTTCTATCTCATCTGTTTTATACATCTCATATAATCTATCAAACACTTTTGTAGATATATAATCTGTATACCTAGGGACTGATTTTATTAAATCTACATAAGTGCTATGAGCAATAACATTATCCCTATCATCCTCATCGACAAATTCTGTATTTGCTATTCTAGTCTTTTTGCTTTCTTTCATTTTAATAGATTCAACTATTTTCCTTGTCTTAGATTTATATTCAAAAAAGTCACCAATCTTGATACAGGATTTAGAACTAGTAAATGTTGAAATACTGGTGAGGGACCGTTTAAAATTATTCCTGTTTTCTATTCTGCTTCTTAAATGGTTATTTTTTGAAGTATCCATGTTTAGCATTTTAGCAATTGAGAAGATTAATATGTCTAAGTTGGCTGACTGTTTATCCATAGTTTTGCTCCATGGAGATGGTACTTCTTGTCTCTGCTCTAATTCTATTTCAAGGACAGTCTTAGCCAGATCAATCATAACATGGTGCTTATTATGTAATCCTTTTGCATTAAAATAGAATGGCAGGTATACTTGGTTTATATATTCTTTTAGATTAACTTTTCCAGGAAACCAGATTGATTGCAAATCTCTGTCATTTGAAACACCTTTCTGAGTTATTTCAAATTCATTTAGAAATACATTCTTTAACGAGATCAAGTCTTTTTGATTGTTAGCAGACATACAGCCCCTACGTATCAATTCTGTCATGTAGACTGAAAACAAGGTTTTTGTGTACGGTGAGAATTTTTCTGCTATATATTCTCTAACATGGCTAGATAATGCTAGTGAATTCATAATCATGTACCTAGATGGTTCTGTTAATGACAACATGCTTTTTGTTATAGACAAGGATGTAAAAAATGAAAATGACATTATATCATTTAAATCTATATCATTATCTCCTTTGAACATTAGGCTTGTTAACATAAATAGACCTGGTGATGTCACTAGTCTCTGGCATCTTTCTTTATCTAATCTTATTGCCTTTGAGATTGATACGTACACATTACCAATTTTGTAGGTCTTATATAATGCTCCACAATTTAAAACATCTTTCTCATCATTGTGTATTGTTATAGTTGAGAATACTATAGTAGATCTCTTAGATTTTATACTAGCAGCAGGATATAATAATCCGTAAAAATTGTTATTTGCAGAGCATACAACTCTAAATGTGTTGTGTTTATTATATTGGGACACAGATAACATATTTTTTATTATTACTGAAAAATCATTTATAGCTTGCCAAAATCTACTCTTACATATCTTTTCTACATTATCCCAAGTTATTTCATTAGCATTTCTTATCTTATCCTTGTATTCTTCTAACATGTTTCCTATTTTATCTAGATTGTTCTCCTCCTTGAGGAACTGTTTTGTGCCAACAACCATATGGTGAGCTGCATTTAGCACATCTTTATTAGTGAAATCCAATATTCTCGGTTTCTCAAGATCCAGATCTTCCAACATTCTATCTTCAAATAATTTGTGATTGCCTATGCCACAAAATTCTTTCAGGAATTTAAGCCTAATTTCCTTTGGTATTACATTGGTATCAAACTTAAATTGTTGTTCCCACATTACAGTGGAATTTCCTATTTGTATTGGGGTAATCTTTGTATCTTTTGGTTTCAGTGATGATCTTGCTTGAGCTTTTAGTCTTGAACAAAAATTAGTATACTGCTCGATATCCTCAGAGAAATCCATTAATTCCCCAATATATTTGAACGCTTGAGAATTAACATCTCTATCATCGATTCGTTTTAGCAACTTTGATAATCTTAATATTTTTTGAATGTTTTCATTTGATTGCTTAGGATCATTTGGACTCCAAATGAAATGGATGCTAGGCTTTTGTTTGGATAAATCTGGTGTAACTTCTCTTGCAGATCTAATCCTCTCCACCATCTGATTCCACCCTAATAATATTTCTTCTCTTGTGGGTTTTTTAAAATTTTCATCCATTTGGAAAAGCTTCTTTGATTGATTTCTAATAAATTCATCATAAATCCCCTTGTATTTCCTCATGGTTGTGTGCAATAAGTCATTCCATTTGTCTGCAGTAAATGAATTAAAATCCATTGCATTTAAAAATTCTTCTTGTTGATGCTCAGGCATTGATAGCATAAACTCCTTGAAAATTGGATGATCCCATAATTCGTCTGTTGGCTCGTCAACCCAAGGGATAGTAGGTGTAAATTCACCATAAGCTGTCAATGCCATAAACTCTTCATCGTCTTTGAACCTCTCAAACAACTGCTCTTTTAGGTTGAAGTACCAATCAAAATGGACATCTAGAATGATATTAGGGAATAATCTCATAAAATCATCTGACGAAATATGAAGCCTCATATTGCTAGGATCAATTCGAATTATCACTATCTCATATGGTATTCCTAGATGGTTAAAAACTTCTCCTAGCAATGTGTTATACTTCTTGTATGTATATTCAGAGGACTCGTCACTCACAGAGACCTTAAAGTCTATAACATAGATCTTGTTCCCATCTCTGAAATAATTGTCTGGTGTCAGATTTGGTATTTTGACAGTGTTAGGATCAAAGTCAGGTATCATTTCTAATACAATATCCAAAGCTGGTACATCATTCCTGTATTCTATATTTATAGCATTGCAAAATTCATAAGCAAAGTAGTTATGGCGAGCCATTGTTATCTCATTTAATATATCTCTACCAATCTCTGCAGTCCTACATGTTCGAATTCTTGCCGTAAATTGGCGAACTAAATCATTGATTGGTGTGGCCAT